CTCACACACACTAGAAAGGACTCTTGATGCTCACACTTCTGTTAGACGGTGACGTGTTCTGCTACAAGGCGGCACTCGCTTCAGAGCACGCCATCCAATGGACGGAGGACATCATCACCCTTGATGCCAACCTGTCCGAAGCCAAGGCCCGATTCGATGACTCGATAGAGGAGATCCAGAAGAAGCTTGAAGCTGACGCTGTGGTCATTGCCCTATCGGATATCGGATCTGGCTACTGGCGCAGGCGGGTGCTCCCCTCCTACAAGATGAACCGGAAGGCAGTGAGGAAACCCCTCTCGCTGCTTCCACTCCGTCAATACGCTATCGAAAAGTACGACGCCAAGCTGAAGCCAATGCTCGAAGGTGACGACGTGCTTGGCATCCTGGCCACGCATCCCACCCTGGTGCCGGGGGAGAAGATCATCGTCTCGATCGACAAGGATATGAAGACGATCCCCGGTAAGTTCTGCAGGAACCTGGACGGCTGCTTTGATGTAGCCACGATCTCCGAAGAGGAGGCTGACTACTGGCATATGTATCAGACCCTGACAGGTGATGCCACGGACGGATACACAGGCTGTCCTGGAATAGGACCGAAGACAGCAGAAAAGGCTCTGGCTTCATGCAAGACGCTTGGTGAGATGTGGATTAACGTTACCTTTCACTTCAGAAAGGCTGGCCTTCTCAATGAAGCTGCTGCCCTCACCCAAGCCCGCGTGGCCCGCATCCTCCGTGCCTCTGACTACGACTTCAAAACCAAACTACCAATTCTATGGACACCCCCAACGAAAGGAAACGATGGAAACCAAGCAAGCTCGACGCCAACGACAGCGCCAGCACCTGCAAGCAAACTTCCGGCTGCGTCTGCGAAAGGCAATGGCTAAGATCCAGGCCAAGGTGATTGAAGTCACGTGCCGGTATCCCGCAGGCACCCGTCTGCAGGGTAGTGACCGGACGTACGAAGTCCAGGCCAATGGCGAGTGGAGGCGGGTAGCATGAGTGATCCAGTAAAGGCCCCCTCGCACTACACACAATTCAAGATGCAGCCGATCGAGTTCATCAAGGCTAACCTCGGGGTACTCGATCCGTTCCAGGCCAACATCATCAAGTACGTCTGCCGGTTCAAACTGAAGAACGGCAGGCAGGATCTGGACAAGGCCCAGGCCTACCTGGACATGCTCAAGGAAGAGTGGGACCGGGAACACGCTCGGCATTCTACAAAGAAGGTAACTATGGCTATGTACAACTCCCGCAAGCGTCTGTAGTTTCAACAACTTCCCAATGACTACCACCATAGAAGAACACTTTTAAAATACCTAAGGAGCCGCCTTGATATTCTCGGAACTTGAACAGTATCAACAAGATGACCAGTTCAAAGACATCCCTCCGATCCCCCAAGGGCTCCTTGAAGCCCTCGAAAGACGCCTGCCGGAACGCTGGCCAAACCCCGAGATGCCAGATAGGGACATATGGGTCCGTGCCGGTCAACTGAAGCTCCTTGCATTCCTCCGCTTTGTCTACGAGAAGCAACTCACCCAAGAAGGGAACACCCCCGATGTGCACAGCTAGACCCTCCGTACCTTCTGGTAACTTTTTGGGGGCAATCAAACCCTCAGCCGACACTCTGCCCCCCGATGCTATCCAATCCTTCCTCCTGAAGTACCCAACGCCTGACAAGTACAACGGTGACAGCAACTACTGGAACTCCGTTGCAGGAACGCAGGCCGGTCAAGACTTCCTGAAGGTGCATGGAGCCAACCGAAGGGCTGCCGGGGATACCGTAGAAGCTGATGCCATTGGCGCTGCACTGAAGCTTTTAGATCCAACCAGAATTACCAGACTGCCAACACTGCCCCCACCGGACCCGTCCAAACCAGCCTCCTATGTGGCCCGCGCTGACTCTACAACCACGTTGCCCCTACTGCCTGCCGCCAACCAACAGATTGCTACGAACCGGGCTGGATCGAGCAGCTTGACTATTCCGCTGATCTCGCAACCACAGTCCGGTTCGATCCGCCTGCCGCTGCTACCCACCAGATAGGAGACTCCCACCTTGGCTAACGAGAATGAAATGAAATACCCTTCGGGTTCTGCAGCAGAAGTCTATGAGGCTGCCGCAAAAGTGCGAGAACCCTACCGACGCAGAGCCGAAGAGGCTGCCGCGTTGACTATCCCGTCGATCATGCCGCCCTTAGGATCGACCGGATCTACGAAACTAAACTCACCCTTTCAAAGCGTGGGCAGCAGAGGCGTCAAGAACCTTGCCGCTAAGCTACTGCTCGCGCTCCTTCCTCCGAACTCCCCGTTCTTCCGCCTCTCCATGAGTGAAACTGTGAAGGACCAACTCTCACAGGACAATCCAGAACTGAAGACGCAGATTGAAGAAGGCCTCAACAAGATGGAGCACACGGTTGCCGTGGAGATCGAACAGACCACGACCCGCGTAACCACGGCTGAAGCCCTCCTCCACTTCCTGGTGGCCGGTAACGTCCTGATAAAAATCCCTGAAGATGGCAGCACTCGGATGTTCTCTCTCAACCAGTACATTGTGAAGAGAGACCCCTCCGGTAATGTGAAGCGCATCATCACGAAGGAAGAGATCGCCAGAGAATTGCTCACCGATCGCCAACGAGAACTGATCGACCGACAGCCGCCCGAGTATGTTAAAGAAGAAGGCGAGACGGATCTGAAGAACGTTTGCATCTTCACTGACGTCCTGCTCACAGACACCGGCTGGACCGTGACCCAAGAATTGAACGGCATTGAAGATGAAGATGCCACCCCCGGTAGTTATCCGAAAGACGCATCTGCCTACATCCCCCTGCGGTTCCGCAAGGTGGACGGCGAAGATTATGGCCGAGGTTATGTGGAGGAAGTCATCGGGGATCTGAGATCCCTTGAGGGCCTCTCCATGTCCATGGTCCAGGCTGCCGCTGGTATGGCCAAGATGCTGGTCCTCGTGAATCCCAACGGGGTCACCTCCAAGAAGACAGTGGCCGATTCACCGAACCTTGCTGTCAGAGATGGCAGAGCCGAAGACGTTACGTTCATGCGCTCCGATAAGAATGCTGACCTGTCCTTCGTTGATGGTCAGATCGAACGCCTCGAACGACGCCTCGAACTTGCCTTCCTCCTGAACACAGCAGTGCAGCGCGATGCCGAACGAGTGACCGCCGAAGAGATCCGATACGTAGCCCAGGAACTGGAAGACAGCCAGGGTGGCGTATACTCGATCCTCTCACAAGACTTTCAGATCCCATTAGCCAACGTGTTCCTGAGGATTCTCCAGAAGAAGAACAAGCTTCCGATCCTCCCGAAAAATACCGTCAAGCCACAGATCATCACAGGTCTGGAGGCCCTCGGACGTGGACACGATCTGACCCGTATCCAAACATTCATAGCCCAGGTTCTCCAGCTTGTTCCACCGGATCAAGTGGGGACGTACATTGATGTATCTGACATCCTGAAGCAATGCGCTATCGCTATCGGCGTGGACCCCAAGAGCGTGAAGAGTGCTGACGATGTGGCCGCTGCTCAACAGCAGGCACAGATGTCACAGCTTGCACAGAAGGTTGCACCGAATCTCGTGAACAAAGCGGGTGATGCTTACAATCAGATGCACGCACAACCTGAGGCGGCACAGCAGCAACCACAACAATAGGAGAATTTTTGAGCGATACACTCACACTCCAAGTATCAACACCACCCTCCACAGCAGACGCCCCGGCTGCAGCAGCAGATCCGAACAGACCGGCGTGGCTCCCTACTAAATTCAAGTCTCCAGAGGATATGGCTGCGGCCTACTCGGAACTAGAGAAGAAGCAAGGGGTCACGCCTCCTGTCACGAACCTGTCTACGACCGAAGCCGCAACTACGGCCCTGAAAGATAAGGGTCTGGACTTTGCAAAGCTGACTGAAGAGTACTCTGCAAATGGAAAGCTGACTGATGCTTCGATGGCTGCACTCACTGAGAAAGGTTTCACAACCGATCAGGTGAAGCAGTTCATTGATGGCCAGGAAGCGAAGTCACGCGAGCACTACGCCGACGTGGCGAACTCTGTTGGTGGCAAGGAACGTTTCGACAAGCTGCAGGAGTTTGCAGTGAAGACGTTCTCAGCCGACGAAGTTGCAGCGTACAACGAAGCCGTCAAAGGCGGAAAGTATGCGACCGTTAAGTTGATGCTCAAAGGCCTGAACACACAGTTCGAATCTACCTTCGGTAAAGATGGGAAGCTCACCACTGGTGGCGCCCCACAGATTGTCGCAGATGTCTACGAGAACTTCCAAGCGTACCGTAATGCAATGGGTGATGCCCGCTATGAAGCGGATCGCAACTACCGCAGAGACGTGGACGCTAAGCTAGCACGCTCGACATTCTACAAAGGTAAGAAGTAAACGTCGTTTCTCTCCTCCCTCCGTGTAAAGGGGAGTGGCCCCCACCTCAATTAGAGTAAAGGCTACTCCCCCTCTTTTTCTCCTCCTTCAACAAATGTGAATTAACGCTGCCCCTTCTTAGGGGACCGTTTCCCCGCTGACAGATAACCAAGCGAAAAGCAAAGCACTGACCGATTGCGATCGACAATCTTTGCACCGCCATTAGCTCTGGTCATCACAAGCGATTCCCACCAAATCACATTTTCGTTTTTAGGAGCTTGTAATGGCTGATGCAACAGTTTCCCGTCTTGGTCAGGCCGATGGGTCTGGCGATGACAAAGCACTCTTTCTTATCAAATACGCTGGAGAAGTTCTCCAACAGTTCGACCTCTCAACCGTGTTCATTAGCAAGAACACCGTCCGCACAATTGAGAATGGTAAGTCCGCACAGTTCCCGGCCACTGGCCTTGGGACTGCGGAATACCACACACCCGGCACCGAGATTGTCGGCTCGAAGATCCTGGCCAACGAGCGCCTGATCTCGATCGACGATCAACTGATTGCCCCGCGCTTCATTGCGAACATCGACGAAGCGATGAACCACTACGATGTCCGCTCGATCTACTCGAAGGACGCTGGCAAAGCCCTGGCGAAGACCTATGACCGCCATGTGGCGCAGGTCGGTATCCTGGCTGCCCGTGCCTCCGCGACAGTTTCCGGTGGAGATGGTGGCTTTGTCATCACCGACGCCGATGCTGCCACGAACCCCGATTCCTTCGTTGCCAGCCTGTTCGATGCAGGTCAGAACTTCGACGAGAAGAACGTTGACGACGACGGTCGATTCTGCTTCATTCCGCCCGCACTGTACAACAAGCTTGTCCAGAATACGGACCTCGTGAACACCCTGTGGGGTGGATCTGGTTCGCTGAGCAAAGGCAAGATCTATGAGATCGCTGGCTTCACACTCGTGAAGACAAACCAAATGCCGAGCACGAACGTCACGACCGGCCCGACTGCCTACAAAGGCAACTTCACAACGACTGTTGCACTGTGCATGACGGCTGCTGCTGTCGGCACCGTGAAGCTGATCGACGTTGCGACCGAGATGGCCTACGACATTCGTCGCCAGGGCACGCTCGTGGTTGCGAAGTACGCAATGGGACACGGTATTC